GTCGACTGATAAGCCGGCGGCCTGGTATTTAATGTCCTCGGCGGACAGGACTCGAGAGGCTATTAACCTCTTTTGTCGGTAACTGCTGGACGTTTCCGTCCAGGTGCATGAGATGGACGAGCAGTTTTAGGTTTGCGTCCACGAAAATGTTTTCTTTTCGTGTTGTCATTGGAAACCTGACTACTCGCCGAAGAAGTTGGGGCTGTGACTATCTCAGTGCCTGTGGTATCACCATCGACGGCGATGATACCTACTTTTGGTTGAGGGTCTGGGCGTTCGCTAAAATTAGGTGCTTGAAATAAGTCCTTAGCGTCTGCCTGTTGTACCCAGTCAAAGAATCCCAAGGTGTCAAAGTCTGGTAGTTGATCTCTCGCAAGATCAAGCATCCAGTCCTCAAACCTATTGGGATAATGATTTGACTTGTTTACATCAGAATTCCATATACCCAACGCATTCTCATACTGAGAATGACGAATGGGCATGAATTCCAAAACTCTCATAACGAACCACCCTAGGATAGGTGTCTCGCTATCACTGAGTGAGAATGCAAAAGCTTTCTCACGCATCTTGATCACGGGGGTGACCTTGCTACACAGCTTTGTGGTGACGTGAAATTTTGACAATTGTCTACGTATATCGCAACAACTGTTCGAATCTCCCCACCAAACATCGGGCCCATAATGTCTGGCTAGAAAGGCGACTCCCATATCACCTTTCTTCGTCCTATCCACTGTCATGACTTGTCCCATCATCTTCGCAGCTCTCTCTGCTGCCTTCCTGTCTTGGTCTGGCGTTAAACCATCATCTCCTCCATAAAGTCCCAGTCGCATCCATGCCTCCTCACTCGTCATATAACGTCCATTAACTCTTGACATCCGAAATCCCAAGAATGCAATGAACGCATTCAACAAAGTGTTAAACAAAGATGTTTCTGGTGAACCAGATGCTCGTGCAAAACCAGTGTCATACTTAACACCGTTCTTGGTTTTAGCTTTCAAGTTAGTCTGGGTTTTCATAAGCCTGAGAAGTTCCAAATGGAACTCAGATTTATAAACCTTTAACATAACAGCTTGCTCAAAAGT